CGTAATTCTCTGAGTCGTTGAACTTATATTCCAGAGACTCTGTAGCAGAATCATTCGTAATGATGATCCTACGCGCTCTCCAAGGAAAGGTTACCGTAACAGGTGTTGCTGCCACTGTACCTTCATTGGGGCTAAAATTAGCGTAAACTGACATTTGCCCACCACCTTTTAACCCTCATCCATAAAGGAAGCTCTCGCCGATAGAGGGTAGATATTTCTATCTCCTCATCAACTATTGTATCTATTAATCTTTTATATTCCATATAGGAAAGAAGGGGGCCGAAGCCCCCAACCAATTACGCAGGTGTTACAGAAGCAGCAGTAGAGGTAGAACCAAATACCATAATACTAGTACCATCTGAGGAGAACTCGATAAAGTCTCCAATTACTTCTACACCATCTTCAAGAGTGATTGTATCTGCTGCACCAATTAACTGCAACACACCTGCTTCCATAACAGTACCATTCATAGTACCAGCGGTTTCAGCAGTGATTACATAGTCAGTTGAGAAGACAGCGCCAATAACGAACTTACATCGCCAGCCCTTAGTAGCGGCTGGGAGGGTAATACCGACACCAGTTCCACCATCTAAAACGTAGGTCTGACCATTTGATTCATCAGCAGTTAGGACTTTAGCAGCACTGATGCCACCAATGTCTGTAGACAGGAGCATAGAACTCGCCCCTAGTTTGATTGGGCCTGCAAAGTGAGTCCCATTCGGATAATTTTTAACACTCATATTATTTATTCCTTCCCTTGAAAGGGAGTCAACTCTCCATGTGGGAGATATATAGTTTAATTAATTGATGGGCATTTCACCCATCCGGTGGTCTTTTACACCACTAACCTTGTCGGAAATTAAGCGCCGGGGCTTCCGAAAATGCCACGTGGATCAGACCAGCCGAAGCTGTAACGACCAGATGCTTTAAACTTAGCATTGTCTGTATCGAAATCATTATCCAAAGCGAAGTCATCAGCACGACGTTCAAAGTGCTTCATGCCGTCAGGCGATGTAGTACGAATGAACCATGCGTCAGCATCAGTGAGATAGTGATTGACACACACGCCGTCTTGGAATTTACCCATAGACTTCAGTGCATTCAAATCATTATCTGCAGTAGATACACGACCCGCAGAACCGAGGATACGCTCAGCTTCAAAGACTAGTTCTGTTGGAAGAACCAATTTCTTAGGCATGATGTTAACCTGCAAACCACGATCATTGGTGAAGGACATCAGATCAATACAAGCCTGTTCTAATGAAGCTTCACTCAAATCAGCAGCAGTTGCAAGCTCATTTGCGTATGTACCGCCAGCCACATTTACGTGAACTGCGGAACAGAGTTCCAAACCATCAGCACCAGCATACGCAGGGGTGAAAGCCCGATTGTATACGTTAGCTGCGATTGTTTCCTTGGTCTGATTCATCGAGAACGCTAGAGCACGAGCATTGCGCTGACCAACTACGTCATACAAGTCATCCTCTTTCATTTCGCGAGTAATCACAAAACCAAGTGCATAAACAACATGGTTGTATCGAGATACAAAGCCCTGTGTCATGCTGTCATAAGATACAGCACTGCCTTCAGGTTTGACCGGAGCCATACCAAAAGCAGAAATGCTTACATCTTCCTCAAAAGCTTTACGGCTTGAGAATGTATCAAACAGTTCTTTGTATTCAGTTGCGTGTTCCGCATATGAATCGCCATACCATTTGTTAATCCCAGGCCATAGAGCCTTGCCAAAAGTACCAGTATTAATTGCCATTAGTTATTCTCCTATACGCCAGCGATTAAGTTAGCATGAGCAGAACTATTCACAGTTACCAACCAACGCTGATTAGCAGTAGAATCGGTAGCATCATTATCAGCTCGATCTACAGCCCCAATAACACGCAAAGTCAGCGTATTAGTCGTAGCGGCGGTGTCTCCATCAAGTTCCATATTAGAAAGACCAGTCGCCGTAGCGCCAGCCGTAACAGTAGGACTAATATTTAAGCCTACATCAGCAGCTACCATAGTGGCATCGTCTGACTGAGCTTCCATAATTACATCCTGAACATCAGCAATATACACTGCATAAACAGACGAAGCTGCATGATATAAAGCGCCGAGGTCTGTAGGATTGGCTTCCCAACCAACTACAACACCAGCAATTACATCTCCTGCCGCATCAATCCGATCAACACCGGGATAACGCCCATCACCAGAAGTGGTACCGCTTGTTTCCTGCTCGACTAGATCACCTTTAAATAGGTTATCATTTGGCGAGTAGTACTTGCGAAAGCCACCAGTGAAGGGAGAGCCATCTCGGTTTGACACAATACGAAACCCATTAGGGCGATCTGTATTAGCCATTATTATTTCTCCATTAAATTAAAATGAGAGAACAATATAGGGTTTCGTAGAGTGGCATCTAGCGATTAATCTCGATTCCACCATAACGTCCCGTAAGTTCTCGAAGTTTTTCATTGAGTGCTTCTTCGGTAGCATCTACCTTAGAAACTTTTACTTTTTGATCTTCGTCATAAAACTCTTGTTTAATCCGCATCAAATACGCAGTAGTACCTTGACCGACTTCTTTAGAAACAATTCCACCTACGATTGAGGGGTTGTCAACGCCGATAGAACCGATATCAATATCTGTTGAATCTACGTGTTCAAAACCACCTTCCTTGAAGGTTAAGATCCTATGGTTGGTGTCATTGACCCAACGATAGACCCATCCAGTCTCCTTACCTCTTGCGGTAAGTACGTCCCTATTACCGGACACTGGTATGCGTTGTTTCTTTTCTGTCTTCTTAGCTTTAACTACTTTTTTTGCGTCGTCTTTCTTCGCTTTACCTATGAAAGCCATAATATTATCCTCTTATGAATTGAAGTAACCTGTTTTTTCTAGGTCGGCAATGTATTCCGCCTTCGTCATGACACCTGATTTAACTAGGTTATTCATGATGGATTTGGCATCATCGTCTAGATCTTTAACAGAGTATTTAGCGGCTGTCGCTCTACTTCGAGGTCGAGAACCCTCTACAGGGCTTTTCTTCTGTCTATTAGTTACGAATTGATCTGAGAAGCGTTCTTTCACTTCTGCAGCTACTTCTTCGTAAATGTCCGTTAGCTTAGCATCTGGGTTCTGAGCAAAGATACCTGCTCCAAACTTATCTGCATACGCTTTCATTTCTGTATTGTTTTCATACCATTGATTGTCATCAAGCCACTGGTCATAAGCGCTATTGTCTACCGTCTCTGGTATCACAATCTCTTCTTCTTGACCTGCTTTGACGATATCCTCGTCGATCTGCATCACTTCTTCAGTCCAGCCATCGTCTTGTTCCTCAAGAACAGTACGTTTACGGGACTTCAGTGCATCCATCTTGCTTTCCACTTGATTCTTTCGCATCATTTCAAGGTGAGCAGTAATGGCTTTGTTTTGCTCTTCCAATCGCTTCATACTGCGATCAGTTTTGTGCATCTTATCATACAATGGTTTACGGCCAATGAACTCTTCTGCTGAGAGGTTATCACGACCTTCTTTAGCACCATCAGGGCTCCAGCCCATTGACATTGCTTCTGTTTCTGCTTCTGAATACTCAGGCTCTCCGCCTTCGTCTCCTTCGTTATTCTCTTCCCCTGCAGGAAGTAAGTCTTCTTCGTCTTCTAAGACTGGTTCTAAGTCTGGCATTGTTAATCCTCTATGATTGCTAGAATGTCTATATCATTCAAAATTACATACTCTTCGCCAGTGACAGGATCATTGATCCATTTACCAGCATGTCTGATGTAACTCACTCTGTCTCCAACTGAAGCCCAAGGAGCGTTATAATCCTCCCAAGCTGCCTGGCCTGTCTGTACGAGTGTACCGTTGGTCTGTGCGGCTCTTTCAAGCTTCTCTTCCTCTGTGGAAGCAACTACGATAATGCCTCCCTTGGAGACTGTTTCAATTGGGTCTGCTTTAAGGAGCACCCGATGCCCTGCTGGTTTAATCATCCTCTACTTCATCTCCGATGTGATCACCTTTAATGAAGTAATTCAATCCAGCTATCTCTCCGACCATAAGAGCTGTTTCTCGCTCTGTGTTTTCACCTAATGAATGCCCATTACTGAGAGCTTCAATCATGTCATCACGTAAGTCAGTAAAATATGCTATGTACTCTTTTGTTACTGGATGCTGTTTCCAGTCTAGATACTCGCCGTTTGTCATATAAATCCTCTTTAGGATTGGGTTGGTTGTGGTTGTTCCTTTTGCTCTTTAGCTTGCATTGCTGCGTCTATGTGCTTCTGAACTCGGTCTTGTTCCTTATCCATGGAAGCTATTTGCATCTTGTAAATCTCTAGTTGTGGGCCTTCTTCAGCCGCCTCTGCTTGAGCTATTGCTAGTATCGCATTAGCCCTTGCTGTAATCCCCTTAGCCTCGATCTCAGCGGCCTTTAGCTGGAGCTCTGCCCATGCTAACTTGGAATCATCTTGCATCTTCAGTATCTCAGGAGAGGGCTGAGGAGGGGGCATTTGCATAAGCGCCTGAATGCCCGGCTGTTCTTCGGCCTCTAAGACTCGTCGTGTGACTTCCTGAGGATTAACGGTACCCATCTGCATGAGTTCCAATAGTCCCTGTGCCTTAGCTAGCCTCTGTTGTTCTGTGGCTACGGTGGGATCAGCCGAAGGGATTACATCTGCCTGATCATCGTAATCCCCGCGACCAATTCGTTCTGCCTGTTCCTGTGATGGATCTAGGATTGTGAAGTAGACTTCCTCTGGTAAGAATAAACCATTCAGTCTGTAGAGTTTTTTCACCTCCTTCTTAAGAGACCGATACAGCCTCTTGTAGATACCAGAGAACACTTTCATACCTTGCTCTAGGACAGCTACAGTTGTAGTTGCCTTCTGGTTCTGACCCGGATTTTCACCAACCATCGAATCTACTGTCGAGGACAGGCGCTCACCTGATTGAATCATCAACCCTAGTAGTTGAAAGACTACGGCATCAGGGGCATTGACTGGGAGTGGTACGATGCCTTTACGAAGGTCATCACCTGTTGAATTAACAAATTTCCACTCTCCGGGGTTAAATCTGTAGTTCCCACCTTTTAATCTAATACCTCTTCCCAAGAACCCGGATGGGAGAGCAGAAAGCGTACCCGCATCCAGTAATTGATTAATTGCGGAATCAATGGTAGCGTTGATTGGGCCAAGGAGTGTACCAAATCCAATGTCATAGAAACCTCCGTCTGGATTAGGGATAAAGCTAAATTTAGTGAAGTAATGAATAGGATCAATCTTAATAACCTGACCATTAACATTCTGGATTCCTTCCGCGTCAAATCGCGGTACGATTCGCATCACTTGCTTTGACTCTAACTCAACACTTATAATATACGGTTCTGAATACCCATCACCGTCTAAGTCAAGAAAGCCATGCTGTTCAATAATTGTATAAGGTGTTGCCTCATCATCTTCTGACTGGGTTACTCCCACAATCTCATCGTGAGCACTGTCAGTATCTGGAGCTGTTGCAGGGCTTAGGTCCACCTTACGGTATACACCTGTAAGCTGACGCTCTACGATATCTCTCTCTGTAAAGTATAGACGATGACTAATCCGTGTAGCATCTTCTAGTGACTTAGCATAGTAATCTACAACTAAGTCTTGAGCCAATACTAGCTCTGATATATTCCTGTCCTTCAAGGGACTATAGTAAGTCTTCTTAAAGGCACAGCCTACAATAGGGATGATGATACAGAGTTTATCCATATCCTCTTCCCAGTCTTCCATCTCTTCCATGAGCTGATAAGACATATGTTTACCGATTCGGATGGCTTTTTCCATTTTGGAGCCATCTTCATCGAACCCAATAACCCGCCCTTTTATAATATTCGAGCCGGGTATCAGCGCGGGGTAAGCGCGTGAAGCGAACTGTAAGGCTGCTGTAGTCAGTAGTGGATACTTAACATTAGCAGCATTCTCCCAAGGGAAACTCTTAGATTCTGTAACCTGAGCTGCCAGCTTCAATGACACCTCAAGTCTTTCTTCCCATTCACTACGGGAATCTAGATCTCTTTCATAACCTTTAATAACTTCATCACCAATACGTTGAAGTTCATCTTCATCCATATCCATGGCAATGTTATCGTTATCAATAAAAGCTTTAACTGTTGAGACTGGCATTTAGTATCCTGTAATGGTATTACGGCTCTCTCCCCAAAGAGAGATGCCGAACTCTTCCTCGTATTCCTCATCCTCTAACTCAGAGGTTGATAAACCGGGAACAATTTTATCTAAGGTAAGACCAATCCATGCCAGAGCATCTACTTGATCATCATGTACATCACGTGGGAACCTAACCATCTCTGTTTCAAGAGAGGGGTACCACTCAGCATCTTTATCAAAGTAGACACTGCCTTGTCTCATACGAGCCTGTATAGATCTGGCTCGGCTCTGCTTATCTTTCGTAGGGGTCATACGTTCAAGATTAATGAACACCCCTCGTTTACTCATCTCATCATA